CCCACGGCCAGAGCAGGCTCACTCACGGACCCTCGCAGCACTCTTTGGCAAAGTGGCGCAAGCGTAGCACAGCTCTCGGCCGATGCCCCTATTACTTGTGGTGGGTAAGAACTTAGCCACTCGATTTAGGGGCTGGCGTTTTCCGACAGCTGTGTCAAGATGCGCGGCACCGTATGAGCAAAGAAGCCGCGATGCAAGCCGTGATTGAGTATCTGTCCGTCGATGTCCTGCGCCTCGAGGATGAAGTGCGCTCCTACCGCGAGCTCGCCCAAGTCGCGATGGCGCAGAATGCCGAGCTGATGAAGCAGCATGCGGCGCTGCGGCAGCAGTTGAAGGACCGCCGCGACGAAATGCGCCGCTATACGAGTCAGGCGCTTATGGCGTCGGGGGCGTCTTCGCCTGGAGATCAGCCGTCGCTTTCGTGACGCCGGCCGTATTGGCGTCCAGTTCGTCCTGGGTGATCAGCTGCGGCGCGGGCGCCGGCACTTTGGCCACGGCATCGGTCAGGGCAGCAACGGCGGCGGTCAGGTCGGCGGCAGTGCTCATAAGATCCTCAGTCAGTTTTTCGAGGCGCAGCACGCGGTGCTCGAGGGTGTGTTTCCGGGCGCCAGGCAGCAGCGGGCGCTTATTCATGCGAGAGGGAGTGTAGCATGACTCACGGACTGCGCTGGACCAATCAAGAATATGAAGCCTACCGACGCCGCATGGATGGCCTCGCGCCGCCCCTGCCGATGCCCCTGCGACCGGCGCCGCCTTCCGTCCGTAAGCCGGATGTGTTCCTCGAACTGTGCGCCTCCTACAGCCTGCCGATGCCGGTGTGCGAAGTGCTCATCATCCCCGGTCGTGACTTCAGGGCTGATTACTGCTGGCCGCAGCAACGCATCGTGGTGGAGCAAAACGGGTATCGTGACCACTCATCGAAGAAGAAGCTCCTGCGCGATTGGGAGAAAGCGAATCTCGCGCAAGTCGCCGGCTGGCGCTATTTCCAATTTAGTCCGAAGCAACTGATCTCCGTCGATACGATTGAGTGGTTGCGCGTGCAGTTAGGCACACCATGACGCCTTACTACGACCACGCGGGGATCACGATCTACCACGGCGATTGCCTGGAAGTTCTCCCGTCTCTCTCGCCGTGCGCCTTGATACTGACGGATCCACCCTACAACGTCTCGGCGCGCGGCGTGGGCGGCAGAGCCAATACCAGTGTCGGCCGCGTGCCTCGGAAGGATGGGACGATGAGGGAAATCCAGCGCGATTATGGCGCCTGGGATCACGATTGGAAGCCCGAACCATTCATGGCGTTATTCCCAGAAGCACTTCAACCTGGCGGAACGCTCGTGGCCTTTACGTCTGAGTTTCTTGTGTCGGCATATTTTGCGACTGGCCTCGATCATCGCGGATTGTTGTTTTGGCGGAAGACAAATCCCGCTCCGAGTTTTAGGAAGCAAATCGTGAGGGCGATTGAGTTTGCCGTATGGCAGACACGCGGTGGAGGATGGACGTTCAACGCGGGCGGGTATTGTCCCAACGTCTGGGATGTGCCGATTATCAACGGCTTTACCTGCGAGAACACGCAAGAATCACGATGGCATCCGACACAGAAACCAGAAGCCCTACTGCGGCAATGGGTCGCTCTTTTCAGCAAGACAAACGATCTCGTCATTGATCCATTTATGGGATCTGGAACGACGTTGGCGTGTGCCAAACGACTAAATCGACGCAGTATTGGCATCGAGCGTGAAGAGAAGTATTGCGAGATCGCGGCGAAGCGCCTCGCGCAAGACGTGCTGTCGTTAGAATCAGCCCCTGTCAACGAACCGTCGCAATTACAGTTGAGTCGTGTAGAATGACGACGGCGGGCGCCTTCGGTGGCCCCTGTCGCGTTGTGCTTGACCCACAGCACGAGCCCGCCGCTTCTTTACACCTGGTCAAGAGGTGAGCATGTCGAAAACGTCGGCGCATCCCCCTAATTGGAGCAATATTCTCGATTCCCCCGGCCCTGGAAAAGCCCCGTATCCCACGCTCACGAATGCCGTCCGCGTCATCGAACAAGATCCCCAATGGAGCGCCGATAAACTCTATTACGATGATTTCGCCGGCCGCATCGTCTATGTGAACAGCACACCGCGCGAGTGGCGCGATGATGACGACGTGGCGCTGACCGTTCACATGCAGGATACGACGGGGATGGTGCGTCTGGCGAAGCATCTCGTGTCTGATGCGGTGGACCTTGTGGCCCGTCGTCGCAGCCGCCATGCGGCACGGGACTACCTGAAAATTACCGCGTGGGATGGTGTGCCACGGATTGAGCATGCCTTCGAAGACTTCTGGGGCGCCACGTCGCAACCCTCGATTTACGTGCGGGCTGCCTCGTCAAACTTCATTATCGGCATCGTCGCGCGCGTGATGCGCCCGGGCTGTAAGTGCGACACGATGCCAGTGTTCGAAGGCAAGCAAGGCATCTTTAAATCCTCCGCGCTCCAAATCCTCGGCGGGGAGTGGTATGCCGCCATCGATGAGGCCGCAGGCTCCAAGGATTTTCTGCAGGCGCTCCGTGGGAAATGGCTCGTCGAGCTCTGCGAACTCAATTCGTTGTCGAAGTCGGAAAGCTCGCACGTCAAAGGTATGCTCTCGCGCCAAATCGATACGTATCGCGCCAGCTACGGCCGTCGCACGATGGACGTGCCTCGGCAGTGCGTCTTTGCGGGCACGACAAATAGTGACAACTGGCTCGCGGATGATACCGGCGGCCGACGCTTCTGGCCGATTGTCTGCGGGGACATCGACTTGAAAGGCTTAGCCGCGGCGCGTGATCAGCTCTTCGCAGAAGCGTTGGTGCTCTTTCACGCCGGCATGCCGTGGTGGCAGATGCCTGAGTCTGCCTCCGACGAACAAGCCGCGCGGCAGCATTTCGATGAATGGACGCACCTAGTGCTCCCGTGGGCCCGTCTTCAAGTCGCCAGCGGGGCTGAGTCCATCACCATCAAGGACGTCATGGCGACTGCGATTGGCCTCTCCCCTGACCGCATGCTCAAGTCTCACGAGATGCGTATCGCCAGCATCCTACGGCTCGGCCGCTGGAAACGGCACCCGCCAACTAAGGTCTGGTATCCGCCTTCTGACGATACTGTCACATTATGAGGACGTGGATAGTAAAATTAGCCGCATAAACATTGATGTTTAACCACCTATCCACCTATCCACCTATATATACGTATGTATGTATTTTGATGATAAGTTGAAAACATCAAAAAAGGTGGAGGTGGTGGATAAATTTGCATCACTTAGACGGTGAAATCGAAAGGAAACCATAATGACCCGCGTATTCTGTGACCGCTGCACCTCGGCTATTCCTGTGGCCGTCCATGCCCTATCCCTCCACACCAGCGACGGACCTACAGCCCTGCATCTCTGCCCGTCCTGCGCGATTCTCTTCCGTGACTGGTTGAAGTGGTGCAAACCTGTGCCACAATCCGCTTGACAAACTTGACAAAGACGCGTGGTAAACATGGCGGCAAGCGTCCAGGCCAACGGCCGCCGACTGGGCAGACGTGGAAGTGGCCGAAGACGATGGCAAAGGATGCCGCGCGCGAACTCGTGCGTCAGGCCATCACGGCCCATCTCGAGCCGCTCATCGCTGCCCAAGTGGCGAACGCGAAAGGCCTGCAGTATCTCGTCTATCGCGATAAGAAGACGGGAAAGTTCGAACGTGTGAAGTCGCTTGAAGATGTCAATCAGGACGATGAACGCATTGAAGTCTGGGAGAAAGATCCAAGCGTGCAGGCGTTCACGGACCTACTAAACCGCGCGATCGACAAGCCGAAGGAACAGGTGCAGGAGATTGCGCTGCTGACGGATGAGACGTTGTCACGGCTGGACCGCGCGAAGCTGCGCGCACGGGGGAACGATGAGTGAAATCATCATCGATTATGAATGGCATGCTCCTGGCGAACGTGAAGTAGTGGACTGGGATAGGCGCGACGGAAAGACTTATCGCGACGTGCCAATTGTTTATCTGCGCGAAGTGACCGCACGTGATTACATGGCCGCATTCCCAGACGTAAGTCCTATCTTCCATCCCGCCGCACGATTCTGGGAAGTCAGCGTTGACTGAATCCGCGCTCGTCTCGCGTCACTTCGAAGACGAACTACACGACTGGTGCGGCGAGCTCTACGCCGACCCGCTCGCATGGGTCCGCGGTGCCTTTCCGTGGGGCGAACCCGGCCCGCTCGAGCCATATCGCGAGCCGGACGTGTGGCAGTGCGAATTCTTCGAATGGCTCGGCCACGAAATCAGACTGCGTAAGTTCAACGGCGTCGATGCCGTGATGCCGATACGTGCGGCCGTCGCCAGTGGCCACGGCATCGGCAAAGGCGCACTGACGGGCATGCTGGTCAGCTTCCTGATGTCGACGAGGCGCAACGCCAAAGGCGTCATCACGGCGAACACGGGGCCGCAGTTGCAGGACAAGACGTGGCCGAGCATCACGACGTGGGCGAAGCGGGCCATCACGGCGCACTGGTTCGAAATCAACACGAGCATTATGTATCGCAAGGGCTACCGCTCGGAGTGGAAGGTGAGCCCGCAGACGTGCGACCCGGAGAACTCCGAGTCATTCGCCGGGCAGCACAACGCGGCGTCGACGAGCTTCTATGTGAACGACGAAGATTCGAACGTCCCAGAGATCATCCACGAGGTGCAGGAAGGCGGCTTGACGGACGGTGAGCCGATGCACTTCTTGTTCGGCAACCCGACGCGGCGCCGCGGCAGCTTTCACGACATCGTCTTCGCTGGCAAGGGCCGCGGGTGGAAGACGTGGACGATTGATGCGCGGGATTGCAAGTTTCCGAACAAGGATCTGATTGCGGAGCAGTTGACGGAGTGGGGCGAAGAGAGCGACCGCTTCCGGGTGCGCGTGCGAGGCTTGCCACCGAACGCGGAAGATGCGCAGTTTATTGACTTCATGCGGGTGCGCGAGGCACAGAAGCGAAAGGTTGAGGTGTTGGATGACGAGCCGCTCGTGGCTGGATGTGACTTGGCGTGGGGTGGAAAGGACAGTAACGTCATACGCTTTCGACGAGGTCGAGACGCGCGTAGCATCCCTGCTATCCGCATTGCCGGCGAACTCACACGTGATCCTTCGGTGCTCACCAATCGTCTCTCAGATGTATTGGCTGGCTCCTATGGAGGGCATCGTGTATCTATGCTCTTCCTCGACTCCGCTGGTATCGCCGGAAGCGTGGGCACACGCCTGCGTGAGCTTGGTTTTACCAACCTGCTCGAAGTGAACTTCGGCGCTGACAGTCCAGACCGCAAGTTCAGGTATATGCGGGACATGATGTGGGGCCGGATGAAAGACTGGCTGCTGAACGGGGCGATAGATCCCAGCCCGCGGCTCGAGAGCGACCTCACGGCGCCTGGCTTGCGGGAAGACTTGCAGCAGCGGGTGTGGCTGGAGTCGAAGAAGGAAATGAAGGCGCGGGACGTGCCGAGCCCGGACGAGGGGGATGCGTTGGCGTTGACGTTCGCGCAGACCGTGGCACGGAAGAAACCGGAGCCGCCGGCACCGTCACCGCAGTTTACCGGCTTCGGGCAGTCATGGATGGGGTAGGATAGGCGCCACATGAAATATCTCACGTTTCAGGGCGATGTGCGCGATACCGAGACAGATCCGGTGGGATGGCTCATCGCCGGGTTGTGGCGCATTACGTATACCCATGCGCAGCATGATTTTATTGCGTTCAATGGCCCCGGCGCCGTGGCGCGATTCGCTCGGGCCGTGCGCGTGCGTTTGCACAAGGACGGTCAAGCGCCGCGTGGTCGGGTGGCCGCGATGCTCGCGATGATCGACCCTCAGCCCTGTCGCTGTGGGCGTCCAGGCACGCGCGTCATTGGGGCGGTGACGTTTTGCCGCCACTGCGGGCCGACGTCGACTGCCGCGGGTGGCGCACGACATCATCAAGCCATCGCAGACCGCAAGAGTGGCGCCATTGAGCAATTTGTGCATGCGCGCGATGTGGTGAGTAAGGCACAGATCGCGAGCCATAGCACACGGAAGGCGATGACTGCACGTAAAGCTGGGCACGCCTAATGTTCCGTCTGCCTGATCTTCCCATTGTCGGCTACAGCACGACGCGCGAGCGGGCTCTGACGGACAACATTCAGGAATTCATTCGCCAAATGGAGCGGGACCGGCCGCGGCTGCTGGCCATCGTGTGCGAGGGGCGCGAGAAGTGGAAGCGCGTGGCCGGCGACATCTGGCGCGGGTATCGGATTGGCGAAGAGGATGGGACGCTGAACGCCATTTACGATTACTTCCTGCTGTTGGCCTGTCCTCCGCGCGTGCAGGTGCTGCTGCTGAAGCATGCGAAGAACGCATTGAAGTGGCGGGAATTGACGCGGCGGGCGATGCCGGGGATTGAAGCGGAGCGGGAAGCCTTGAAGGGGATGAAGCGATGACATGGCATCCGTTCGTGGTCGGTTATCTACTCGGACAAGCGCAAATGGTGGCGATCGCGTGGGGATACGTCATCTATCGGGTGAAAGTCATGAAGCACTGATGCCCAAAGACGAGGCTCTGATTCGCGAAGCGCGGGAGCGCTGGAACCGCGCGGCAGAAGCCGAAGAAGCGCAGCGCGCCCGCATCGTGCTCGCGAAGCAGTTCCGCGTCGGCAAGCAATGGCCAGACGCCATCAGGATTGCGCGCGAAGGCGGGGGCAGCATTCAAGGCCAATCGGCACAGCCGCCGCGGCCCTGCCTCGTGGTCGACCGTCTGTCGCAGCCCGTGCGGCAAGTCTCCAATACCATCAAAAACGCCAGCTTCGGGTTTGACGTCCTGCCGTCCGGCGGCGGGAGCGATGCGGATACGGCGGATATCTTCAAGGGCTATCTGCGGTGGATGCTGAACCGCTCGAGAGGGGAATCGCCCGTGGAGTGGGCGGCCGACCAGGCCATCGAAGGTGGCATCGGCTGGTTCCGGCTGCGCACGGACTACATCAACGAGACATGGGACGGGCCGCTGACGCCGGAAGCGTTGTGGCAGGCGCTGTTCATGGAGCGCATCACGAATAACCTGACGGTCTACTGCGACCCGTCAGCCGTGCGCCCGACGCGCAGCGACATGCAGTGGGCGCTGGTGACGGAGGATCTGTCGCGCGAGGAGCACAAGCGCAAATGGCCAGACGCCGACATCCGCGACCTTGAGACGTTCACGAGCACGGGGGATACCAGCGCGTGGAAGTCCTGGGTCAGTGCCGAGAACGTGCGCGTGGCCGAGTATTACCGCATTGTGTATACGAAGCGGCACCTGTATCAATTGACAGATGGCACGGTGACGGAGCAGAAGCCTGACGACAAAAAGGCCATCGTGGCCTCGCGCGTCATGCAAGTGCCGAGCGTGAAGTGCGACATCATCAACGCCGTGCAGTCGCTGCAGTCGTTTGAGTGGGCCGGCTCGAGGATTCCGCTGATTACTATTATGGGGGTAGAATTTAACGTTGATGGGAAGGTGCATCTGCGCGGCGTGATTGAAGAAGGCATGGACGCGCAGCGGATGGTGAACTACACCTATAGCGGCGCAGTCGAAATCTTTGCGCTCGCGCCGAAGAACGCGCCGATGGTCGTGGGCGCCTCGGTGGCGAACTACAAAGCCATCTGGCAGACACGCAACACGATCAATCACGCGTATCTGCCGTATGACGCGTGGGACCAGGACGGGAAGGAATACCCGCCGCCCGTGCTCGATACGACGGAGCCACCGATTCAGGCCGCCGTGGAACTCATGCGCGTCAGTGAAGATGCGATTAAGGCGACGACGTCGACCGGTGATGCATCGTTGGGAAACACGAATCCGAACGAGCGCAGCGGGCGCGCCTTGCAGGCGTTGCAGGCACAGAGCGACCTCGCGAACAGCAACTATCCCGACAATGTCAAGCGGGCGCTCATCTATGCCGGCGAGCTCGCCGTGGAAATCATCCCGAAGATTACCCAAAAAGGGCAAATCATTCATATTCTTGGGATGGATGATGAGCCGGAACAGGTGATGATTGGCCAGCCGTATCAGGAGCATCCGCAGACCGGCGTGCCGCAGGCCTCCCCGCCTGAGGTGACACCGGAGCTGGCGGCGATGAGCAACGGCCTGCACAAGTTTTACGACCTGAACAACGGCCGGTATGCCGTGACGGTGAATGTCGGGAAGGCCACGGCAACGAAGCGGGAAGAGGGCGCCGCGGCGTTGGGCGAACTGATTCCGCATCTGCCGCCGCCGATGGCGGCCGTGCTGACGCCGGAATACATCGAGCAGTTGTCGATGCCGAACGCGCACAAGATGGCGGAAATTGCGCGAAAGGCGCTGCCGCCGGAACTGCAGGCCGCGTCCGACCAGAACGGACAGTCACAGATTCCGCCACAGGTGCAGGCGCAGATGCAACAACTGCAGGCCGAACTGCAGAAGGCGCAGCAGTTCATCCAGACGAAGCAAGCGGAGCAGCAAGGGTCGATTCAGATTGCGCAGATCAAGGCGCAGAGCGATCAGAGTATTGCGGCGCACAAGTCGGATACCGATGCCGATCGGGAACTGGCGCTGCAGATGATGAAGAATGCGACGTCGATTGCCGTCGCGCGTATCTCGGCCTCGAAGTCGCAGTTGGACCCTGCCGCCGAAGCGGCTGAAGAGCGGCTGGCCACTGGTCTGAAGATGGCGCACGAAGTGGGCATGGCGGCGATGGAGCATCAACACGCGCTCGAACAGTCGGCGCAGGAGCACGCGCAGTCACTGCAGCAAGGGCAGCAGGATGCCACGGTAGCGGCGGCGCAACAGGCGGGTTCGCAGAGTCATGAAGCCGAGATGGCGCAGCAGGCGCAAGAAGCGGCGGCGGCACAGCCGAATGGCAGCGGTGCCTGATGCCTGGCCCGCTGGTCATCCAGAAGCCGGAACTACCGGCGAGCATCAATCCGCAGGGCGCGTCCGTGTTCGATGCGCCGGGGCAGGGCATTCTGCGGAAGATGGTGAGCTTGCTGGGGCTGGATGACCCGCAACAGATCATGGGCGTTGGAGCGGCGATGGACGTCGGACCAATGGGCGGCGGGCTGATTGATGCCGTGTCGCAGCGATTCCCGCGGTTTGCGGCGGCGATTAAGGCGTATCACGGGAGCCCGCACGATTTCGAGGCGTTCGACACGAGCAAGATCGGGACCGGGGAAGGCGCACAAGCCTACGGGCACGGGTTGTATTTCGCGGAGAATCCTGCTGTCGCGCAGGAATACAAAAAGGCCCTAACCGATTTCGAGGTGCATGAGCCGAGCGGGCGGATTATCGGCTCTGGGGGTCCGAAGCAGACATATAAGGGCACCATCGAGGATCGGGCGCTCGCGTGGGTGCAGGATGCCGCGAGCCGCAATGACATTGCCGACCCGTTCCAATTTGCGATGGGGAACGCACGACGCGGGCTCTCAGATGATGCGAATGGACAAGCGATTGTTGACCAGATCCGAAAGTGGCAGGATGCCGGAGCGGTGATCAAGCCGGGCGGCCGGATGTATGAAGTGGGGATCAACGCGCACCCGGATCAGTTCCTCGACTGGGATAAGCCCATTGCTGAACATCCACAAGAAACACAGGATGCAATCGCAAAAGCGTATAAGTCTTTATATGGCCGATCGCCACAATGGGCCAGTTGGGCGAGAGGAGCGGATGTATATAAAGCACTAGATTCAGGGCGACAGGCTGCCGGTATTTCTTCCTCGGAAGCATCAACTGCACTAAAACAATCAGGCATCCCCGGCATCAAGTATCTCGATCAGGGCTCGCGGGCGGCTGGTGAAGGCTCGCGCAACTTCGTCGTGTTCGATGCGAAGACCGTGGACATTCTCAAGAAGTATGGCCTGCTCTTGCCCGCGGCTGGTGCAGGACTCGCCGCCAGTCAACAGGGGGAGCAATGAGTAGCACGACATGGGGCGCGAATCAGCATCCAGGGATGCCCAATTTCGAGAACATCGCGAGTGCGCGCATCGTGCCAGGCGCTGACCGCTTGATCGTGGAACTGGAGCGGCGCAAAGTCGGACTGGTCGCCTATTGCCAGATCAAGCTCGATGCCGGCGATTGGCACGCGGTGCAGGATGCGGCCAGCGACATCCGCGAACTCGACGCGAAGCTGGAGCTGTTGAAAGACGGCAAATGAGGCAAGAACATCCGATCATCTTCAAGCCGTTGAACCTTGACCCGCCGATGCGCACACGGCTGTATCTGGACATCGGGCCAGGCTATCGCTGCGCGGCGCGGAGCTGCGAAGCCGTGCTCGATGCGCGGGTCGATCTCGAAGAGTATCTAGCGCAAGTGCGGAATGGGGACATCCCCAATGCCGAAGGCGCGGAGCAGGACGAGCACCAAGATCAGGACGACGACGACGCGGATGACGACCTTGATGGGGGGGCTCATGGGGACGAAATTCTCGATGAGATAGAGGGCGACACCGCAGATGACGAGGATCAGGAGTAGTTCAATCATGGCGCAGGCTACCACACTCAGCGTTGCGGCTCTGTGCGCTTTAGCACTCTCGGCCGGCGTGGCGGCGATGGGCACGGAACTGTGCTTTTCGAAGGGCGAAAAGATCGACGGCCTGAACAAGATCTGCTTCTATCGCTGCCCGTCAGGCGATGCGGCGATGACCGTGAAGAGTTACGAGCTCTGCCCGGTCAACATCAAGAGGTAAGGTGTAATTGAGCGAATCGCTTCGCATATTGACCATGCAACCAGATGTGATATGCAGCCGAACAAATCAGCAGATTGCTAGGACGATTGTCTTGGCGATTCATGTTGATGTGATGCACATGTTCGCCTGCCTTCATTGGTCGGCCGAGAGCTTTTTCAGCCAGTTCGATGTGCACTGGCTTCGGCCGTGTCTTCCCGTTTGGTTTACGGATGCGTTCTGCCCCGTAGATATAACCGCCCACGCCAGAGCGATGTTGCGTTTTTCTTTTGGCTATATCGCAACATGGTTTACATCGCGCATGTGTGGCAATTTTCAGGATGCCGCAGTCAGGGCATGGATTCAAAGGTTGGCGATATTTATTGCGTGGAAGTCCTTCCCATTCTGGCTTCGCGTTCCAACTTTTTTGACCCTTTCTGAATCTCGTTTTACGTCCAGCGCGAAGCAGGTGAGCGCGTTGTTTGCTATGCATTGCACTGGCATTTTACAACATGGAGCAGGCATTGCCTAGCAAATCACGGAGTCAACAGCACCTAATGGCAGCCGCGGAACACGGCGCCACGTTTCCAATGGCGCAGAAGGTGCGCGGCTCGATGAGCATGAAGCAACTGCACGATTTTGCGGTCGGCAGCACGAAGGGTAAGCCGGCGCACGTCGCGAAGGCGAGCGGACATCCGCATAAGAACCTTGGCCGCTACCTACACCCGAAGAAGGAGGGCTAAACGTATGACGATGACTGGTCCCGCTTACGACGAGAATTACGTGCCTCCAGAAATTGACGAATCGGAACTGGAGACGATCGGCGTTGGGCTCTATCGCGTGAAGGGTCGCACGAGGCGCGGCGATTTGTATCGCCCTGAACTAGATGCGTTTGATCGAGACATCGATCAAGTGCTCATGGCGAGAGTGGATGACGGGCCGACCATTCTCCCAAGTGGCGGCTTTGTTGAACGTGCCGAAATACGCCATGACGGGAAGCGTCTGATCGTCGGGTGGCAGAGTATTGCTGGTTATCTAAGGGCGAACACATGAACGAGACTGCGGTTGCCACGCCTGACCCGAACGCCATCAGCACGCACGAATCGAGCGATGGCCGCACATTAAGCGGCATGGGCGTCACGTCGGAGGCGCTGGCCGATGTCATGGAGCGGCACGAGCCAGAACCGGTGGCCGAAGCGCCAGCCGCGGCACCGGCTGAACCGGCCAAGCCAGCGACCCGCGGGCAGGCGCGGTTTGCGGAACTGACAAAGGCCCGCAAGGACGCCGAAGCGCGGGCGGAAGCGGCCGAAAAGCGCGCGGCCGAATACGAAGCGAAATCTGCGCAAGCTCCTGCGGCGCCTACACCGACGGTCGCCCCGGCCGCCACTGTTCCGGCGCCGCCTTCTCCGTCTGGCCCCGAACGGGGAGACTCGGGGCGCCCTTCGGGGCTGCGCACGCAGCCGTCCGAAGACGAGATCGGCACGAAATATAAAACCTACGCGGAATTTGTGGTAGACTCCGCGCGTTGGGTAGCTGAACAACAGCAATCTGACATCGACGCGCGCATCCGGAGCGGTATCGAAGCGGATCGCGCCTCTCGCGACTTTCTGAACCACGCCGAAAGCACCTGGGCGAAAGGCCGGAAGGTTTACGCGGACT